TGTGCTTCTGGCTCACCCAGTCGATCGAGCGTAAGCCTTCTCGCTCAAGCTCCAGTTCACCCCATTCAGTAACAGTCTGAAAGCGGAACACCTGGCGGGACACGCTGTTGGCGTTCGCGCCCGAGCGACCGCTGGAGCTGAAATCACCATAGGCTGAGGTGTAGCCCGTGCTCTCAACGACATTAAACATCAAAGTTTCTTGAGTCCAATCGCCTTTTTGCGCTTCACTGAAAATGTTGGCCGCGTTCAATGGCGCGGTCAAAACAGTAATTACTTTGGGGTCAATGAACGTAGACAGCAGCGCGGGGATACCCGAGTTACTGGTTGTTACTAGGGCGGGTTGGGCGTCACACGCCATGCCGCCGTTAGCGCCAGCACGTAGGCGTGCGTTTTCGGCGAGCAGCTGAGCGCCACCCATGAAAACGATGCCCACGTCTTGCGCCAACTGATTTAGATCATATTTCATACGGAATCCTCAGATTATAGCGAGATAGTCGCTAATTCGTTGACGAGGCAGGCGCGAGTGCACACCCAAGGCGTTTCGATAAAACCTGAAACGGTCGCACCTGCGGCGGCAAACTGAACGGTGCCGTCGGTCAATTTGGCAAAAGCTTTGTTGCCCTTGACCGCAGCGCCGACAGTAGCCACAACCATTAAGTCGCCTTTAGACAAAATGTTAACCGGGAAACCGATAGGGATTGTCATGCCCGCGTCGGCTAAGTAAACCGTGTTCAGGCCTTGGCCCTCGCGAGGCACAACGCCGTCAGGAACGCCGGAGCCAGTAGACGCGGCAGAATCGCCGGTAATCCACGCGAAGCGGCCAATGGTGACGGCGGCAGACGCTACATAGCCCGCTTCACCTGCGGGCACGTAGGCGCGAGGGTTGGAGGTGGCGAAATCACCCGCGACGCCAAGGGCGGTGCGGGGCTGTACTTGAGATTGAAAAGGCATAACTTAAATCCTCCGAAAACGCGAGACGTTGGCGGGGACGGTTGTCGCCGCTGAGTCTTGCGTGATTGTAGTTTGTGGCGCAGGTTTCGCAGCCAGCTTAAACAACGCCTTGAGCGCAGGCACGCCGGTTACGTCGGCGCGGTCGGCTTTAAGATGGTCGAGCGCGAAGCTGTAAATTTCTTCTGCTGAGTCCATGCCGAACACCGGGCCAACAACGGCGCGCACGTCTTCGCGGGCTTCGGCAGCGGCGCGGAACTCAGAGCGCAGAGAATCCATAGCCGCCTTTAGCTTGTCTTCTTCGTCTTCGTCGCACTCGTCTTCCGCTGGCTTCTTGGCCTCGGGGTCTTCGTCTTCCTCGTCGAGGTCGGCGATAGAGTCCACGGCCTTGTCGAGTTTTTCAGGATCTAAGTCAGCGTCCATGGCGAGCAACTTACGCTTCAGCTCGCCCGTTTTTAAAGTCTTGCGGCTGGCCGTCGCCACAAGCGCGGGCAAGGCTGAATCAGCCGCCAGCACTTGAGACGCGAGACCTAGCGACGCAAGCAGGGCAGCGCCCAGTTTTGTCATTTTCATAGGTTCTACTCTTGGGGGTGGGTTGGTGATTTTCGGGGCCGCGTCGGCAACTAGCACGTCAGGCCCAGCGCGCCCGCGTTCAACGAGCGCGAGGTGGTTAGCGATTATTTGTGTCATGCGGCCATCATACGGCACGCCGTCTGCTTCACCCGGCGTCATGTCCGGGGTGAACCGGTAGCCGCACGAAAGCTCGACAACCTGCGCGGTCTCGATGCCTGCCACTGCCGCCGCATCCCAGATAACAAGATCAGCGGTGAGGTAGGGGGCGCAGAATTCCACGTTTGAGCCGATAGCGCCCACCACTAAATCCGGGCGGTGGTCATCAATCGAAACAGGTTCGTGCGTTGACAGGATCGGCAGCCGCTCGAACGTCGGTGCAGCTAGCGCGAGTTCGCCGGGGTCTCGGTACATTTGATAAATTCGAGCGGGGTCTAACCCGAGCGCGGCAAAGCCTGGAATCTCAGAACCGAGGTAGGGGTTGACGCACGCTTTAGATATGTTCGAGCGCTCGACGTGCAAACGCCCGTCAACGTCGGTGGTTCTCAAACTGCGGTCAAGCGCTAGCATCAACTGGCAACCCTGGTAGTATTACTCGTGACACGCAGCGGCAATTGATCAGTTCGCCGGGGTGTATGTACTCGCCCGAAACGAGCAAGCCTTTTTCTAAGTCGTAAATTTTACCGTGCGCAGCGACGTGGTCTGGGCGCGGTACTTTCCCCGCGTGCGAGTGCAACCACTTCGCCTGCGTAATTCCTAAGTCCAACGCCCTGGCACGGTTCACAACGGCGTTGGCTTTTCTAACTTGGTCGCGGGCAATTAAGTCGGCCCGGCTTTCGGCAATCGGGAACCTTGCCTTGAGTTCGCGGGCGATTTGGCCCACGTCTGCTGCTTTAATGTACGCCTGTGAAATAATTTTTTCAACTTCGCCGTGGAATTGGACGGGGATCGACTTGATCAGCGCCACATTCTCAGCCAAAACCGCGTCAAACGCGTCTCGCATGACGGGCGTAACCTGGAAATCAATCTCCCATCCCGAGGCGCGCAAGGCCCGCCGGAACGCGCCGTCGGCGTGCTTGGCCATGTCCAGCATGTACTCGCGGGCGATAATCGGCGCCCACGTCTCGAACTTATCAATCCACTGCGCGCCGAATGCCAGCATAGCCGCATCGAAATCCGAAAAGCTGGAGTCCTGGGCGAGCGCGGGCGGGTGTGCGCGGTAGTGCTGCGGCACCCAAGCCGCGTAGGCCTCCGTCATCTCCCGCACGAGCGCCACCAGCCGTTTAGAATATCGGCTCGCGATTCCCGCGTTGGGGACAACCGGCTTCAGGATCTTGGGCTTCACACATACCCACTCTTCGGGTCGCTTTCGAGTTTAGCCGCCACCGACTCGGGCGCGAGTACGCCGTGGTCGATATACGCGCAGTCAACTTGTGATTCACTCAGGCGGATGGCGGCCTCCTGCACCTCATCTAGCTGCATAAGCGGCACGAATTTCAGCGTGACGGCCGGGTTTATCTTGCCATAGAGCGACAACTGCACGAGCTGTAGGATGGTTTCCAGCCCTGGCCGCAGGTGTGACTCTTGGCTCGCGTGCACCCAGTCATAGAACGCTCTGATCTCGTCCGCCCCACTCGCATTCAGACCGCTGGGGCTAACGCCGGTTAGGATCATCTCAGGAATGCGCGAGACCGCGCACTTGTGAACCTGCGCCTGTGACTGTAAGTCAGACAACCCCGACAACGGCGTGTTCAGCTGTATTAGCTCTTCCTGGCCCTTGTCGATCATCATCAAGCCTTGGTTCGTGCGGTTGGCTGTAAACAGCTTCGCACGGCTTAGTAAGTCGCCGCCCGCGTCCTCTAGCCCGTCAGCGCTGGGGGTGAGCATGGCGCTCATGTCCGTTGCTAGCGCGGTAGTGCTGAAATTAACGACCAAGTCCGTCGTGGCTTTCTGAACCTTGAGCCAATTGTCCACGTAAGGCTCAGCCATTTGCGACAGACTCATGCCCGAGAAATTGTGCGCGGCTTTAAGAATGTCCGGCATCGGCTGCGTGATGATACTGAGCAGCCGGGTTGCGTGGATCTCTTTGCCCATCACCCACCACGCCTGGGGGCTGTAGAAATTAGGGGCTGTCGGGTCGGTCGTATCGTAGGCCGCTGGGGTTGACCAGATCGGCTCGATAACTTGAATGCGTTTGAACGCCCCTAGCTTTATCGTGCGCGGGTCGAGAATGAGCGGCTTATCTCGCGCCGCGCCGTCAATCTCCACGAAAATCTGAGCGCGCCCGAAAAACGCATCTAACTCGACGGCGCGACGGATAGCCGCTTGCACTCCCAAGCGTTTAAATTCTGCGGTGATTTCGTTTATCTGGTCGCCTGAGTCGGCGTCCGTACTCTCAAACTCGACCCACTTCCGCGTCATTTCAGACGCGAGCGCGGTGGCCATGCGCCGGAACTCTGCCCGTGCCGCCAGTTGCGCTAAATACGGGTAGCCGGGAAACCCGCCTGTGCTGCCGCCCAACATGTCGCTTGTCATCCACGTTGGGTTGGAGTCCCCAACCACGGGCGCTGTGGTGTTGGCTGGCACGACGCCAGCGGCTAGCACAGGCGGTTGAATCGGGTATTGGTAGCGCGCTGGTTCGCCCACCAGCTCTACACGAGCGGCGGCGCGGCGGTAGTTCGGGCGCGGCGGCTTAGGCTTAGGCGCGAGTGGTGGCGTTGGCCGCAGCCACGCGATAAATCGCCTAAACATGAGTCTCCCCCGGGAATTTAGGCTGCCCTAGCTGCGGCGCGAATTGAACCCCCCGGCGCAAAGCTAAATCTGCCAGCCACGGCATTTTAGTGAGCAGCGCGAAATACAGAACGGGCTTAACCCAGGGCTTGAAGCGTACCGCGACCATGATATTCATCTTTTTACACTCATTTTTGCAAGCACCGCTTGCGATACTTTAAGCCCTCCCACGCTCGGGAATAACCGCCGCAGCGCTTGGGTGAGGGAATCAACTTGGTCATCATGCGCGCCAGCGGGGAAGGCTTGCAACTCTCCCACAAGTCCAACAACCCAAGGCGCAAAATCAGCGGCGGGTAGCCAGACGTTGCCCGCCTCCCAAAACCCGGTGACTGCGTGCGCTCGCGGGACTTTCCCACCGTCCGGATTGATCGGCGTCAGGTTGGGAATTGACGCTTTGAGTACGTCAATAACCGCTGAACCGTTAGCTTTATCTTCAACGAGTATCTCGCGGATTGAGGGCCACTTCTTTTTCTGCGTTCGCAGCGCGGCTACCGTCGCCGTAAAACTCATGCGCTCTCGCACTTGGTCGAGTAGATACACGTTCGGCCCGGCCTTGCCCCACACTTGACTCACGACGTAATCCGTGCCGTCGGTGTCTTTAAACGTGCAATCGACAGACGCGACAACCCGCGAAAACTTTTTAGGCAAGTCAGCGAGGCTGTAATAGTTCAAGCCTTTGCTTTTAAATACCGTGCCGCCGATGGCCATTGGCTGCTGCTGATAAAGCGCCGCCCACCAATACGCACTGGACACCTTTTTAAACTCTAGCAACTTCTCGCGACTATGCAGCGCGGGCACCAACGCGCCCAGCGGTAGCGCGGGGTTGTACCCCGGCTCCCCCTCTTCGTTGAGCGCCGGAAACCGCAGTACGCGCAGGCGGCCGGTGTCTTTAAACTCGCTCGCAACCCGGCCCGGTAGGTCGTCCTCTGCCCACGCCGTCGCCATCACAATCATGCCGCTGCGCTCGCTCATGCGCGTCATTGCGCTCGACACAAACCAGTCCCAGTGCGACTGTTTGAACGTTGGGGAGAGCGCTTCTTTGTGGTTTTTAGTGGGGTCGTCGATGATGAAAATGTCGCCGGGGCGGCCCGTAAAACCGCCGCCAACGCCGTCCCCTTTGTACCGCCCGCCTTCTGCAGTATTAAATTCTAACGCCGTATTCAGTGAGTACTTAGCCGCCGCCGCCGATGGAAAAAGCGCCCTGTGCGCATCACCCTCGCGATTCTGCCGCGCTGCCTGGGCCATGGTACGCGCCAGGTTGGCCGAATAAGACGCCGCGAAAATATTCCACGTCGGGAATCTGCCGAGGACGTAGGGCGGCAGGCGGCGGCTGATTAGCTCTGATTTGCCGTGCTGCGCTGGCGCTTGAATGAGCAAGATGGGCCTGACGCCATTTTCCACGCCAACTAAGAATGAATCGACAGCCTCACAAACCGCGTGAGAGAACCCCGAATGTACGAACTCAGGCATGGTGAACTTGATGTACCCTTCGAAGCTTCC